CGAGACAGGCACGATGCCAAGCTCGGAAAGGATCATCACATCGCCGCCATAGGAGGTGTGGAACTTGCCGTACTTCGGTACCGGACCGCAGTACCACATGCCACGCAGGCCGAACTTGTTCGGATCGGACGGGTCAGTACCCGTCCACACGCCGATGTCACCCTGAGAGCCTACGACCACCAGGTGGTCGTCAATGCCGGTACCGGCGTCAAGAGTCCAGTTGATGAGGCCACGGATGACGCCGCCGTTCCGCAGCAAAGAACCCATCTCAAACGGGTCGGCATGACCCGTGATGGCATCCACCGTCCGCATGTAGTACACGCGGGAGTCGTCGTTGGCGACGAACCACACGCGGTTCTTGAACACCGCCACTTCCTTCACAGACGCCGGAAGGCCAACGGGAGTCCGCTTGACCCAGCCGCCAGCCGTGTCGAAGGTCCAGTAACCGGCACCCGGCGACACGGCAAGCAGGAAGGTCGTGGCACCGTTGGAGAACTGGGTGACACTCCACACATCGTCCGTCGATCCCGTACTTGCTTGGGAAAGCGACGGGGTTGCCGTCGTCACGTCGTAGATGTTCCCGCCCGCGGCGGCGAATACCTTGTTGTTCGCCGGGTTCGGGGCGTTGTAGGAAAAGACGCTCTTGATCGGCAACGCCACCGACGAGGTGTGATACCGCCATCCCTTGCGGATGGTCGTACCCGTCTGGGTCGGTATCATGTTGTCCAGCACCAACGCATCCGTGGGAGCCATCTCGCTGATGGGGTCACGGTAGTTCAACCCGCCCACAGGGGCAGGAATGGTGAACATCTTGGCGACTTCCGTAGCCGCCGAGACTCGCCTCACCTTGTACGGAGCGATGGCACGCAAGGGCATGGCTATACCCCGAAGCCCGTGTCAGGCAGGTTGGAAATCGCGTTGATGTACGGGTAACGACGGCGGATCGCCATCGACAACACCGCAGCACCCTTCTCGTTCCCCTTGCGGTTCTCGTAGTTGACCTGGAAGTCACGCATCGCTGCGGACGAGTCCAAGCCCTTCATCTCGAGCCACTTCACGCGGGCAAGGGCGGTGACGAGGTAGGCATCAAGCTGGATGACATCGCCGTTCTTGACCGCCCGGTTCTTGTAGAGCGAGGCGTTGTCGGCATCACGCACCCAGCCAAGCGACTGGTAGTAGAAGGTCAGCGTCTGAGCAGCAGTCGGCGGCGAGAGGATGTAGAGCTGACTGCCACGCACCTGCCAGTAGAACGACAGCGTAGGCAGCGTCTGCCGCACAAGCAGTTCCTGCCACGCCTGCGGCGAGACAGGCCCGATGGCAGGCCACTGCATGGTCGAGTTCCACTGCGTCTGGTCGATGAACTCGTAGAAGTCATCCGGCAGAGCAAACGCCTGCTCCGCCACACCGGGCGGAGAGGCTTGGATGCTGATGCTGTGGGTCTTGGTCAGTTCCTGCCAATCCCCCATCGCCATCAGTTCGGTACCGGCGACATTGACCGCCTGCACCATCTGGACGACGGCGGGGTCGGTGTCCCCCGCCGGGTCCGCAGGCGTAGGAAAGCTCACCAGTTGGGCGACATTCGTGACTATCGCCGACAGCGTGTTGTCCGTGACGCCCAGGTAAGCCATGTGTGTTCCTTACGCCTTCTTGCCCTTGTCGGACATCATTCTGGTGATGGCCTCGACCTGAGCCTGCAGCTCGTCGATCTTGGCATCACGCTCCTTGAGTTCGGCCTGCATCTTCTCGATGGGGGCATTACCCTTGGCAAGCTCGAGGAACGCCTTGGCCGAACGCTTGTCTTCTTGGAAGCCGAAGAACTTCTGACCGACGTTATCCGCAGCCTCAGCCAACTGCTCCACAGTGTGGATGTTGAAGAACTTGTACTCCTCGACCTTCGCCGGAGTCATCTTCGGCAGCGAGGCAATCGGGGTACCCTCAACGACGTTACCCGCACCGGCCTTCCACTTGGCATAACGGTCGGCAAAGCGACGGGCATCCATCTCGTTGACCGGACGGTCAACGATGCTCAGTTTGTCGCCGGGGGTGACGATCTTGATGAAGTCGATTTCCTTGTAGACAGCACGACCCGCTTCCTGCGATGCAACAGGCTGGATGACGGGCTTGCGGTAGAACTGGACAAAGAGCTTGGCATCGTCAGCGTAGCGGGACTCATCAAGTCCCGGCGAGTTGGCGACTTGGCTCCAATCAGTGGGCAGTGTGGCGGTGTTCATGGATTTTCTCCTTATGGTTAACAAAAAAGGGACGGTGCAGGTACACCCCGCACCGTCCCCACTTCGCTGTCAGATTACAGCGTGGTGCCGACGGACGGGTAGACCAGGATGGCGTCGGCGTTGGTCGCCGCCGAAGCCCCAGTCGCGGTACCGAGAACAACGCCGAACACCGCTTCGGAACCGGCGGTGGCGTCGTCGTCCAACGCACCACCAGTCGCCGTGGTGTTGAGGCGGGTTCCCTTCGCGGCGAGAGCAAGCGTGCGAACGCTGCCCTTGCCGAAGATCTGGAACCAGCCGTACTGGTTGTCGGCGAGAGCCGCCTGAGCGACAGCCACACGCGAACCGAAGCCCGCGGTACCCGGAGTCGTCTTCGTCACGGTGATTTCCGCGAAGTCGAACCCCGTCTCCTCGACGCAGACGTAGCCGAGGCCCGTCACAGCACCGTTCGCACGTCCGTAGACGAACTCCTGGTAGCCGAGAGCCGGGTCGTCGTAGCCGCCGACCGTGCCGAGACGAAACTCAGGAACAGCGGTAGCCGCAGTAACCTGATCCTTTGAAATGCCAATCGTTGCAGAAGCCATTTTCGTTTACCTCTAAAAAGAGCCTTGGTAGGGAGGGTTCACCTACCTACCAAGGCAAGGTGAACCCCCACCACGGGGCCATTAGTTCTGGATGCGACCCTGGAACTGAGCACCCGAGCAAGTCAGGTTTCCAGCCCACGCGAGGATCTGCACTTCCGCGTCCTGGTTGATCGCATAACGCTTGTTGGGCGAGAGCGAAACCATGTTGCGGTCCCGATGCGGACGCAGGAACAGGTACTTCGTGTTGAGCATGAAGCCCGTGTTCTGCGGGCAGAACCCGCCGATACCGCCGTCCAGCACCACATCAGCATCCATGAACTTGAGGCTCGGGAAGCCGAGGTTGCCGGTCGAGGGATCGGTGAACCGCTGCTGCGCCTGCAGCGAGGCGGTGTAGATGCCCCAGTAGTTGCTGTCGAGGACGATGAAGTCCGGGCGATCCGACGCACGGACAAGCGACGCCCACAGCGTGTTGAGGCCGGTCTGCATCTGNGCACCCGTCGCCGGGGGCGTAANGCCCGCCGCCGAGAAGTCGTACAGCTTCGACTGCCAGAAGGTCCAGGTCGCACGGTCGATGCCACCGTAGGTGCCGCTAGTCGGCGAGGAAGGCACGGCGGCGTTGAGGCCGGTGATCTCCTTACCGCCAGCACCAGTACCGTCGCTGTACACCGACTGAGCAAGCTTGTTCGCCATCGTGGCCTCGGCCACGTTGATGCGAGCCTCGAGCAGGTCGATGAACGCCTCACGGCCCGAGTTCTGCAGCATCTCGAGGCCGGACATGACGACCGGGCAAGCGAGCTGCTTGATGTTGAACTCGGCAGCGGAGATGACATCCTGAGCGGCGACCGGCAGCAGGTCGTAGCCCGAGTAGAAGCCCGCGTTGCCGTTCTCGGCAAAGCTCAGCTCCTGCAGGATGACGTTGCCGCCGCTGAACGGCTTGACGTTACCACGCTGGTTGAGTCGGGCGAGAAGGGCGTTGTTCTTGGTCACGTTGTCGGCGATGGACCGAGAACGCGACTGAATCGTAGTCGCAATGATGTCCGAAACGGACGGATTGGCAAAAGACATCTGATTTACTCCATGAATCGGTTGCCCTTTCGGGCGTTATCCGCACGCGACAACAACTGCAAGTTGTTCTCGACGTGCAGGCCACACACATTCGTCCCTCGCAGCGGAACTATGTGGTCAACCGTCATGTTCATACGCCGTGCTTCGACGTAGATGGCATCGATGACCTGCCGATTCGCCCAAGTGGGAGTCTGTTGCTTGCAAGCAGACTCTCTGAGGCGATTTCGCTGCCTGATCTTATGGCCGTGCCAGAGGTACTTCTTGCGGGTATGCCATTGGAAACGATCCGGGTATTTCAAGCGGGCTTCGCGTTGCCAGATTTTCTGCCGTTCCCGGTATTCGGGATGGCGGCGTCTTTCTGCATCGCGTTGCCTCANCAACTNCTCGTTCCGCTGCCGGTATCGGCTTTGGGCGAGTTGCTGCCTCAGCAAAAACCGCTTGTCTCTCTCGGACCGCTTCCTGGCGACATACTCCCGCATGTAGTCATCGCGGCATGTCACACAAGACCGTGAGTTGAAATACCGCAAGCCATTAAGCTCGGGGTGCTTGACGCACACTTTGCCTAGATAGCGTTGCGGTTTCCCGCCCACGTTGCTCTTATACCATCAGCGGGTATGTACTGCAAGTGCCGCTTCGATTGCCGAGCGGATGTCGTCCGACTGCTTGGCCGGACCGGCCAGCGACGGCCCGCCGGTCACGCTGACGGCAGCAGACTTGGCCTTGGCAGCAGCTCCCGTAGTCGCCTGCCCTGCCTTCGCCTTCGCCCGAGACTCGAGAACCGAACGCACCCGCGGGTTCGTCAGGCAAGCCTGACGGTAGGCATCCTGCAAGGTGATCTCCCGCCCACGCCGCTGCGAGAGTTCCATGATGTCGGCCATGTCCTCGCGGACATCCTCACCGAACTCGGCCTTGGCGATGAAGCCCTGCACTTCCTTCGCCGCCTCCTGAGCAGACGCCTGCTGCATCTGGGCCTGCTGCTGCTGGAACTGCGACATGAACTGCTGCACCGGGGCCAACTGCTGCTGCAGAACCTGCTGCACCTGGCTCTGCACCGGGTCGGACTTCGGGACTTCCCCGGCCAACGCCGAGTCAAGCTGCTCGATGAAGGCGTTGCCGAACCGCCCCACTCCGAACTGACGCACCATGCCCGCCACCATTTGGGCGAGTTCGGGTGCAGTTCCGGTGCGAAGCCTCGCCGCCGTCGCCATCAGGTTGTCGATGGCCTGCAGCGGGTTGCTGTTCTCNGCCTTGATGAANNCCTCNTANGGGCGGATGACGCTCTGCANCTGGTCGGTNAAGCGGCGAGACTCGGCCGTCTCATGCAGCGTCTTCTGNATCTCCGCCTCGCGGCGGGCAACCTCAGCCCTCACCGCCGGGGGCAGGGATGCCCAATGCTCACGGGTATCCGGCCTCCAAGACGCCGGAGCCTTCTCCTTCGGCGGTTCGGACTTCGGCCCAGGCGTGATGGCAGGCGTGTCCGTCTGGCGGTCATCGACCGCCTGCTGGACAGGGGCATCCTTGGCCTTGAACTTGCCATCAGCCCCACGGGCCTTGGCAGTATCGCCAACGGACTCAGCCGCCGCCTCGACCGCCGCGGAGGCTTCTGCGACGTCGCCTGACGGGGCAGGCTCAGGGCTAGGGTCTGCCGCCGGAGAGGCTGTAATGGCTTCCTCTTGCGGCACAGCCGCCTCCAGAGCATCCCGGATCGTGGTGGGTTCGTTCATTTTTCTACCTGTTGGTCAGTTTGTGGATTGCTTCAGCAATGTCCCGCTTGGAGACGCTGCCACCTCTCTGCATGTACCGCTCACGGGCCTCCTTGGCCTTCGCCCAAGAGGTCTGATAGTCATCAGCCGTGGTCAGGCCATGACGCCTCATGTACTCGCGGTGCTTCTTGCGGCTCGAGATGTCCGTCCCGTCCGTGGCGGCAAGGCCATCGTAGTGACGATCCCCCCACAGTCCGCCCAAATGATTCAAGGCTTCATCACGCCGCTTGGGGGCATACCCCGGCGTGACCTCAACCATTTCCCGCAGCTCCTCGTCGTATACCCATTTTCTGCGTGTCATGTTCTCCTCAACTCAACAGCAGTAGCCATTCCTCACGGCGGCGTTTCTGCATCCGCCGCACCCGCTCGGCCTCAAACGCCGCCAAGGCTTGCCGCCTGGCACGCTCAGTCTCGACCCGCCGAGCCTCAATGCCCGCCGCCTCAAGGGCAGCAGCCACCATCCTTGCCACCTCGGCAGCGTCGAACGACGCAGGCACCGGAATGGCGATTTTCGACTTGCGGGTGAGGATGGCAACGCCTTCCTCCCCCTCTGCAGCCGTGCTGACCACCTCGGCCTTCGTGGCCTTGATGGGAGAGACGGCGGCAACGATTTCTTCACGCAGCCGTTCCCGCTCTCGCTTCTCCTCAGCGAAGTCACGCTGCTTACGCTTGCGTGTCTCACCGTAGCCGCCGCGGACATCAGTGACGGGCGGAGGCGGGGGAGTCCCCGCACCCCACGACCCGCCCCAAGAGGCAAGCCA